TTGGTTCTCTGATTAGGAGAATGACAAGTTAGATACTGCGATCTCACCCACATAGTCACCGGCGTTACCGAACGAACTTGCAGTGTTGGTCAACTCAATGTAACCATAACGTGTCATGAATGACACCACTGGTTCAAAGGTTGATGGATCCAACACAACACCACTGCTCATCAACGGAATGTATGGGCAGTAGAATGCAGGAGCATCAGCTTCTGAAGAGCCTTTGTAGCCAACCAGAACTGGAGTTGTATCGCTGGCATAACTGTCAACGAACACTCTCATAGCGCCGTTCAATGTACCAACAAACTTGGTGTTTGTAGGTGCTTCGAAGGTGCCTTCTGTGGTACGAGCAAAAGCTGAAGTTGTTGCAGATTGCAACACTGTCAGTGAAGCTGAACTCACAACAGCGTAGTTACCAGCGCCACGACGAGTACGTTGGGCGATCAAGTTAGCAACACGGTTGATCAAAACAGCCAATGCGGCATGTTCGTCACCAACGAATGTAGCTGTACCTGAAACAGTAGCTTGGTTGTATGTGAACTCAGTAGATGCCAATGAGCGCAAGCTCAAAAGAATCTCTTGGTCAATTTCAGCGGTAATCTCTTGTGCCAGAGCAGCCATGATTTCTGCTTCAACGTCAATACCATGCATGGCTTGTGCGTCTTGTGCAGATTCAAAAGTCCAGCGAGCTTGCAGCTTGCGGGTCTTGGCTTCAACAGCTTGTTTCAAGATTTGAACGCTGATTTGCTTACCGCCAGTACCTTCCATCACTGCTGTGTTACCACCAGTGTAGGATGTAGCTGTTGATGTTCCTTGTGGAACAGTAGAGTAAGCTGTAGCAATTGTGAATGGGCTCAATGCTTCTTGGCCGGCTGTAACAGAAGTTGCAGCAGCTGAAGAGTCAGTCAAGCTCTGTGCATAACGCACACGTAGAGTGTGGATTTGACCAACAGGGCCGGTCATTGGCTGAACGCCAACCAACTCGTTAGCAATAACGGTTGGCATCACACGTCGAATCACTGGAAGAATAACACGGTTAAGTGTAGCAATGTTGCCAGAAGCGGTTGAACCAGCACTTGCATTTTCTTTCAAGTAGCGACGGGTGTTCTCAAGGATAACACTCATCGAGTTGCGCTTGGTGCCGTTCAGACCTTCAAGCAGAGCTTCTTTGGTCTCGCCCCAGCGACTTTCTAAAAGTTCTTGTGACATTTAAGTCTCCTAAATTTTTATTATCACAGTCCAGCCAGTCTCTTGAGGTCAATCACATTGCTGCGATTGTCATCAGATTCTGACGTTTGTGGAACTGTCTTATCACCGGTAACTGCGGATACTTGCTCAGAGATCACCTTGCGGGCTTTTACTGATCGGTCTTCCAACACTGCTGGTAGATACTTTTCAAAAGCGTTTTTCAAACGGGTAGTTTGGACGCTTTCAAGCAAATTACGCATGACTTCTTGCTTTTCCTTGTTTAAGGGACGTAGCAATTCATCCATTGTGCTTTCACGCTCATTGGATTCTTTAATCATACGCAGTTCGCGCTCTTTATTCTCAACCAGGACTTTTGCTTTCATGGTGAGTTTAATTGCCTCGGACAATTTCTTGTCTTTGTGCGCAATTGTGTCATGCAACTTACGAACTTCAGCTTTCTCATTCAAGTGAGTTGCTCCAAATTCAGTAGCATATGCTTCGAAGATACGACGACCAAAATTGTTCTCGCGAGCAACTTGGATGTCTTCTTGCAACTGGTTCAGTTCAGCCTTCAGATGACGGCTAACAGCAGAACTCATTTTTTGTGCAGATTCTTTAATGAATCGTGCTTTGAGTCCTTCTAGCTGACTACGAGCTTCACGTACTAAACGAACTTTTGTTTCTACAACATCACGTTTGTCTTTAGCGAACTCTGTAATTTCTCTAGCTAGAGCCTGCACTACGAAGTTTTCAAGTTTATTGACACCTTCGGCATGCATCTTACGGTCTTTACGCAGTTCAGAAATTTCTTCAGAAAGTTTTGTAACCATAAAGCTGTTAAACTTGGTGGCTGATTCTTTCATCTTGTGTTGAAACTTCACACGGTCTTCGGCCAAATTACGCTTTTCAGCAGCAACTTGTACCAGTTCTCCTGCGAGACCTTCTGTTACCATCTTATCTAGGGCTTCTACCATCACTGACTTGTCGTGCTCGTAGCGTTGTGCAAACTCCTCGCGAAGTTCAGCACGAACCATCTCACGAGCTTCTGTCAGTTTAGATTCCCAAGCTTCGTTGAGTTCCTTACTGACATCTTCGTTGATTAATCCGCTATCTAGCAATGGTTTAATAGCATCAAACATGCTTTATTCTCCTTAGATTTTAAGTTCTCGGATGAGGCGTTTAACTTCATTTGCGAGATACTTTTTTACTTTGTCGTCCTGACCAGACTCTCTAGCCATCTCTAAGATCTTATGACCGTTTCTCATGTTCATGAGACCTTCATAGATTGCTGTAGGATACGCATTAGGAGCACTGGGTTGGGCAACCACATCTATAGTGACGATTTCAAAGTCACTTACATGTCCGGTTCTGTCATCAACATTACCTGATCCACGACTGCTAACACCCAGCTTCACGCCTGATGTCAACAGAGTCTTTATCAATTCACCCATTGGGGTTGGCAGAATTTTCAACTTGCCGCAACCAGCATGTCCGTCCATCCACATGCCTTCAACTGTGTGACACACACGATCTAA